CTGGAGGATAGGTTCGGTCGGGGATCCTAGGCATTGACGTTTACGCTTAAATCCTTGATCAATTATGGGCCAAGTGATCGGGTTTTTCCAAAGCATTCCCGAGATCATAAATGAGGCAATCAACATTGCCCTCATTTGTGTGTCTCTAATTGCTATTCTGAAAGGGCTGGTCAACATCTGGAGATGTGGGCTTCTACAGCTCATCGGGTTTCTCCTGCTGTCAGGAAGATCTTGTGCTATAGATGTTGGGAGGAATCTAGTTCTTCAAGATGTGTCACTCAATTTCACCCACTTCTTTGGTGAAATGCCGAGTTCCTGCACACTGAACAACACTCACCATTATTTCAAAGGCCCCAATGGTACCACCTGGGGGATAGAGATGACCCTAACAAACCAATCAGTTTTGAACTCCACTTCAAGCAGAAGAATTTTCACAAACCAATTTCTGAATGTCAGCAACTGTGCGGTGAACTTCCCAAAAGAAGAGATGCATATTCTTAGCTGGCTTTTGGAAACCATGCACCTTGAGCTGATGAAACCTGGTATTAGCCTCCACCCTGGTCTGTGTTCGAATGAGTCAGGTTTGCTGATTCAGTACAACATCACCAAGACAAAGTACAACTCACATTCCATTCAAAAAGTCATCTTGGGCTTGGCTAAACTACTGGGTTCCAGCAAGAGGTTGTGGTATGACACATGTGAAAAGGCAGACTGCCAGTTTGACACTTTAGGGGGTATACACTGCAACTATTCCAATTGCAAAGTTCACACCACTTACAACTATCTAATTCTAAAAAACACCACATGGGAGAATCATTGTGAATACAACCATTTAAACACCATCCACTTACTAATGAGTAGTGCAGGTCAATCTTATATCAGCAGAAAATTGATGGCGTTTTTAAGTTGGACCCTTTCTGATTCTGAGGGCCACGACATGCCTGGTGGTTATTGTCTGGAGCAGTGGGCTGTGATATGGGCAGGAATCAAATGCTTTGGTAATGCTGCAGTGGCAAAATGCAATCAAAACCATGATTCTGAATTTTGTGACATGTTAAGGCTCTTTGATTATAACAAGAATGCAATAAAAACATTGAGAATGGAGGTTAAAGACAAAATAAATCTTATGAGTGAAACAATAAATGCATTAATCTCAGACAACCTCTTGATGAAAAACAAATTGAGGGAATTGATGAACATCCCTTACTGTAACTACACCAAATTCTGGTTTATCAATCACACTAGAACTGGTACTCATTCACTACCTAGATGTTGGTTAGTAAAGAATGGCTCGTATCTCAATGAAACAGAATTCAGAAATGACTGGTTACTAGAGAGTGACCATCTCTTCAGCGAAATACTTAACAAAGAATATGAGGAAAGACAGGGAAAAACACCCCTTGGTTTGATTGACATTTGTTTCTGGAGCACTGTATTTTATGTCACAACATTGTTTATGCACTTGATTGGTTTTCCCACTCACAGACACATTGTTGGTCAAGGTTGCCCATTACCCCATAGAATAACATCTTCTGGTGTGTGCTCTTGTGGATACTATAACATACCAAACAAGCCAACCGTTTGGTCCAGAGACACCAACTGAACCACTGGTTCCCCAGCCCACTCCGGCCACGCCGGAGTGGGCAGGGCCCCCCAGTCCGCGGCAAAGCCGCGGACTGGGGAGCACACGGTTTACAGTGTGAAGGATGGTTTCTCTCGGAACAGCAATTTTGGTGGCAGAAGTGCCTTGGGTTTCACTCGTGGCATGTGTCCATCCAACGAGCATTGATACATCAAGCAGTCCATGAGAGCACAATGAGGTTCTCCTGAGTGCCCATGATTCTTCTTTTTCTTCACAATCACAACACCATTGTGCCTTGTACACAGGTGGCTGTACTCATCAAGAATTCTGTCTTCATAATGCCTTGCTTGTTCTGATGTCATTGAGACATCTACCAAGATCAGGTCCCTTCTTCCATGAAGTTCTAGGAACTTTTTGATGTCATCTGTGCCTTGTGCTGTTAGCACCATATTTCTTGGAAGCATGGTTATTATCTTGCTCATTAGACCAGGCTGTGCTTCTTCAATGTCTTTAAGAAGAATTCCATGTGAATATTTACTACCAGTTTTGAAGCCCTTTTCATCATGAGGTTTCCTAAAACAATGTATGTAAGCACCTGAGTCGGGTTGATAGATGGCCAATTCAACGGGATCAGTAGGTGCTCCCTCAATGTCAATCCAAGTAGAGGACCCAACATCAAGCTTCTGAATTGCTTCCTTAATCACAGCTTCTTGCATTGAGGTTATGGGACTCAAAGTTAGGGATCCTCCGTTCTTGACAGGTGAACTAGGTCCCATTGATCCCTTCTGAATGTCCACTGTTGTGTTGTCCCAAGCTCTTCCCTTGATCTGGGTTCTTGATGAAATATAAGGCCATCCTTCCCCAGAGAGGCACAGTTTGTAAAGGATGTTCTCATAAGGATTTCGTTGTCCGGGTCTGGGGTCGACAAACATCCCTTCTTTCCTTTTCACAATCAAAAGTGATTTAATGATCTGAGTCATAATGTCTGGCGAGACTCTAATTGTCTCCAACATGTTTCCGCCATCAATGATTGATGCGCCAGCCTTCACAGCTGCTGAGAGACTGAAATTGAAACCAGAGATGTTGTTGGAGCTTTCCTCTTTTGTGATTATCTCCAAACAATCATGCTCATTTGTAAGTTTCTCAAGATCTTTGAGGTTTGGGTACTTCACAGTGTAAAGTAATCCCAATGATGACAATCCTTGAATGACATCGTTCATCGATGTGTCACCCTGAACTGTCATGCACGCTATGGTTAAAGCTGGTATTGATCCAAATTGGTTGACCAGTTTGTTGGAATCATTTATATCCCACACCCTCACGACAGTGTCAGACCTCCCTTGTTTGGAAAAACCAAGACTTCTTAGGAGATCCGTCCTTTTCTCAAGCTGTTGTTGGGTCAGGTTACCCTGATATATTCCAGGGGAGCCTCTCTCTGTGGTGGTCACCTTTTTCTTCAGCTTGTCCAAGTCAGCAGATAAATCCATCAACTCATCTTTCTGAAGATCACTCAAACTCAACACTACATTGCTTTGTGTGGTCTTCATGCTCATTAAGTTATGAACATCCCTGTTTAGGTTTATGAGTTTTTCAAGATCTGACTCAGATCTTTTGGTTTTTCTCATGACTCTCTGGACTTGAGCCACTTGACTAAAGTCAAGGTGATCTATGAGGGATTTTGCATCCTTCATAACATCAATTTTGGTGGCAGTTGTGAATTCAGAGAGACCTCTCCTGAGAGCCTGAGTCCATCTGAAGCTGGGAACCTCTTTGGACAAAGCCATGTTCTAGGATTGACTGGAGCAAAGTGGTCAGGATAATTG